CTCAAACGTCCACAGCCAGAAGGTGGATCAAGACGAGATTCGTTCTGTGCCCGCATGAAGGGTATGAAGAAAAAACTCACATCTGCTAAAACTGCTAATGACCCAGACTCACGCATCAACAAGTCCCTACGGGCTTGGAACTGCAAAGAAGGCGGATCAGTTCGTGGGGGTGGCTGCGAGGTTCGTGGTAAAACTAAAGGACGGATGGTATGAAAGACCATTTAACTGAGGGCACTAAGCACGTTCTAGACGGGCTATCTTTGGTGACAGTACTAGGAACCCTTGTGGATATATTGCCTGCGGTAGCGGCTTTATTTACGATTGTTTGGACAGTAATTCGTATTTATGAAACCAAAACAGTTCAAGGATGGATTAATCGTGCCAAGCGTAAGTAAGAAACAACATAATTTCATGGCAGCCGTGGCTAAAAACCCTAGCTTTGCTAAGAAAGTAGGAGTCCCTGCTAAAGTCGGGCAGGAGTTTTTAACCGCCGATAAAGGCAAAAAATTTAGAGAGGGTGGTATGGCACTTAAACCAGTAGACTCAGAAGACAATCCAGGATTATCTAAATTACCAACCGAAGTACGTAACAAAATGGGATACGCAAAGAAAGGCGGACTTATGAAACATTCAGATATTGCCAAAGATATGCCAATGATGAAAAAGGTTGCTACCGCTGCCGTTAAAGGCCATGAAAAGAAAATGCATGGTATGGCTAAGGGTGGCGTAACCCGTGCTGATGGTTGCGTTATGAAGGGCCATACAAAGGGCAAGATGATTGCTATGAAGAAAGGTGGGATGTGCTAATGAAAAAGAAAATGCGTAAATTTGAAGAGGGTGGCGAAATAGAATTTGAATCTAAAATGGGGCAAAACCCTCAGATTGATGACATGACCCGCGCCCGTGCTCAAGATTATGTTGAGGAAATGCAAAGACCTGCTCCTGAGATTGAAACCAGAGAAGCCCCAAAAGCTAAAAAATCTGCTCCAAAACCTCAGCCTAAAGCAGAACCTAAAGCAACTCCAAAAGCAGAACCTAAAGCAACTCCAAAAGCAGAGGCAAAGAAAGAAGAACCTTCTTTTTTTAAAGGCACTAAAGGATATAAAAATCTTGGAGCGTTGTTTAAGTCTATGAGAGAAAAAGCCGGTATTACTAGCTACAAATCTGGTGGTTCGGTATCTTCTGCTTCTTCTCGCGGTGATGGGTGTGCTATTCGTGGTAAAACCAAAGGTAGAATGGTATGAGAGCCAGCCGAGGAATGGGCGCTATAGCCCCTTCTAAGATGCCTAAAAAGAAGGTTATTACCCGTAGAGATAACCCCGACGCGGTAGATATGTATAAAGAAGGTGGACAGACCAAGTCCAAGGTGAACGAAGCTGGTAACTATACCAAACCAGGACTACGTAAACGGATTTTTAATAGTATTAAAGCTGCTGCTGTGCAAGGCACTGGTGCTGGTCAATGGTCAGCCCGTAAAGCTCAGTTGATGGCTAAACGATATAAGGCGGCTGGCGGTGGGTATAAATGAGTGGATTGGCAAAATCGCAACGTTCTTTAAAAGCTTGGGGAGACCAGAAGTGGACAACCAAGTCGGGGAAAAAGTCGTCCGAAACCGGCGAAAGGTACCTACCCAAGAAAGCAATCGAAGCCCTAAGCCCGCAGGAATACGCAGCAACAACAAAAGCAAAGCGGGCGGGAAAAGCACAGGGAAAACAGTTCGTGCCTCAGCCACCAAAGGTAAAAGCAAAAGTAAAACCGTATAGGAAAATATGACTACTACAGGGACTACCGCCTTTAACCTAGACATGAACGACCTCATTGAGGAAGCGTTTGAGCGTTGTGGTCTTGAAGTTCGTTCTGGATATGACTTCCGTACTGCACGGCGATCTTTGAATCTGCTTACTATTGAGTGGGCAAACCGTGGCATTAACTTGTGGACAGTTGAGCAAGGACAGATTCTAATGAACACAGGTCAGGCTATTTATCCTATCCCCGTAGATACAATTGACCTCTTGGATACTGTGGTGCGTACTAATAATGGTCAGGGTAACAATCAGATTGACATCAATATTAGCCGCATTAGTGAGTCTACATACATCACCATACCTAATAAAAACGCTACAGGGCGCCCCATTCAGGTTTGGATTAACCGACAGTCAGGCAATGTGGCAAACGTCCCACAGGCTACTATAGCCGTTGGAAACCCTATAACATCTACGGATCAGACCACAATTACTTTAACAAATGCCGCTAATTTACCCACACAAGGGTTTATTAATATCGGTAACGAAACTATTGGGTACCAGAACATTGTAGGTAATCAAATACTTAACGCTTGGCGTGGGCAAAATGGCACTACAGCTACCACTCATTTGGCTGGGGCGGATGTTTACACCAACAACTTGCCATGTATTAACGTCTGGCCCACCCCCAACCCACCTGGAACCCAATATACCTTTGTGTATTACAGGATGCGTAGAATCCAAGACGCAGGTACGGGCATTAGGACTCAGGACATTCCGTTCCGTTTTATCCCTTGCATGGTGGCGGGTTTGGCTTATCAACTAAGTACCAAAATGCCTGGGGTTGATCCTAATAGAATTATGATGCTTAAAGCCGATTATGAACAACAGTGGACATTAGCAGAGCAAGAGGATCGGGAAAAAGCCGCTATTCGGTTTGTGCCACGTAACTCGTTTTATTATAGATAAATGATATGCCAAGTAAATTTGCTTCAGGTAAGTATGCAATTGCGGAGTGCGACAGATGTGCACAGCGGTATAAGCTTACGGAGTTAAAGATACAGATATTAAAGACAAAACCGTATCAAGTTAAGGTTTGTCCGTCTTGTTGGGATCCAGATCAGCCTCAGTTGTCCCTAGGCTTGTATCCAGTAAACGATCCACAGGCGGTGCGGGAGCCAAGACCAGACGTGAGTTATTTAGTATCAGGACAAAGTGGCTTGCAGATTAACCAGACGGGCATTGGCCCAGATGGTTTTGGTAGCCCAGAAATGGGTAGTAGAGTAATACAGTGGGGTTGGAATCCAGTCGGGGGCAGTAGAGGACCTGATGCAGGTTTAACCCCAAATGACTTGGTACAACAAGTAATTATTGGTACAGTAACGATAGAGATAACTTAAGGAGTTAAAAATGTATAAAAAAGGCGCAGATGGCATTACTAAAACGGGTAAAACCGAAGGTAAAAACTTAGGTGATTCAGGCCCGTCAGTAGGCATTGAGAAGGGTCCAAAGAAGAATTCTGGCCCAATGAACAAAAACATGAAGACTATGGGTCGCAATATGGCTCGGATAATGAACCAAAAGAAATCTGGAAGGGGTCGATAATGGCTAAGTTCTCTATGAAAAAAGGCGGTAAGGAAGTAGGACCTGCTGAGGTTTATGCCCCACCGCACACTATGGATGGTAAGGCTACTAGCATCGTTGCAGACAGTGCTTACACTCCTGGCGCTAAAGTAATGGACACAATGAATATGTCTGTTGGCGGTATTAGTAAGGGCAATTACCCTCCTGAGAATCGTTACGGCAAGATTCAAATGCGTGGTACTGGCGCTGCTACTAAAGGCAAAATGTCTAGTGGGAAAATGGGCTAATGAACTACGCTCAGTTAACGCAAGCGATTATTGATTACACCGAGTCCTCTGAACAGGCTTTTGTAGACAATATTCCGCTGTTTGTCCAGCAGTGTGAAGAGCGGGTTTATAACGCCGTTCAGATCCCAGCTATTCGTAAGAATCAGACTGGAAACTTCACTCAGGGTGACAAATACCTTGCGTTACCAAGCGACTACTTGGCATCGTTCTCTATGGCGGTCATATTGGCTGATGGGTCTCAGGAGTTTTTAATTGATAAAGATGTTAACTTTATTCGTCAAGCCTACCCAAGCCCAACTGATGAGGGCACCCCTCGTTACTATGCTCAGTTTGAGCCATATACGTACATTATTGGCCCGACTCCAGATCAAAACTACAATGTAGAACTGCACTACTACTATTACCCACAGTCTATTGTTATTGCTGGGACATCTTGGTTAGGTGATAATTTTGAAACTGTATTGTTGTATGGTTCGTTAAGAGAAGCCGTGATCTTCCAAAAGGGGGAGCAAGACATGGTTAGTTACTACGAAGCCAAATACCAAGAATCCTTAGCGTTGCTCAAAGAGTTGGGTGATGGTAAAGATAGAAGAAGCGCATACCGTGATGGACAGCTCAGGCTGCCCGTACCTGGACCTGTTAGATAATTTTAGGAGCAAAAAATGGCAATCACCCAAGGAATGGCTACATCGTTCAAGGTTCAACTCTTGAATGGTCAGCAAAATTTTTCAGCAAATACGTTTAAATTGGCGCTGTATACCAGCTCAGCTAGTTTGGATGAAAATACAACTGCATATTCCACAAGCAATGAAGTGCCTTCAACAGGTAACTACTCGGCTGGTGGCAATACTTTATCGGTTAGCGTAACCCCAACAAATACTGGAAACGTGGCTTTTATCTCGTTCTCTAATACTTCTTGGTTAAACGCAACGATTACCGCTAACGGTGCTTTGATTTATAACGCCAACTTAGCAAATGCTGCTGTGGCGGTCTTAGCGTTTGGTGGGGATAAAACATCGACTAACGGTACTTTCGCAGTTAATTTCCCAACCGCTGATGCAACCAACGCAATTATTCGTTTGACCGCTAGTTAAGGAGCTTGAATGGCTCTGATCTTAAAAGATCGTGTTAAAGAAACCACTACTACAGTTAGTACTGGCCCAGTAACACTTCTTGGCGCTGCTGATGGATACCAATCCTTTGCCTCTATTGGCGATGGAAACACAACCTATTACACCATTACTGCCCAAATTGGCACGGAATGGGAAGTTGGTATTGGTACATACACGTCTAGCGGAACTACTTTAAGTAGAGATACAGTTCTTTCTTCTAGCAACGGAGGATCACTTGTTAACTTCTCAGCGGGCACCAAAGACGTATTTGTCACTCAGCCATCTGGAAAAGCCGTTTACACCGATGCTACAAATATCGTTAATACGTCTGGCAATGCTACGACAACGGTTACTTTTACACAAGTTAACACCACAAATCTAGTTGCCAACACGGTTACGTTAACAGCTGGAACGATTACCACCAATGCTTCAAATGCAACTGACATTACCAACAAGACTTATGTAGACGGGCTTTTTTCCACTGGTATTTCATACCACGAGCCTGTTTTAGTTGAGTCTCCAACGGCTTTAGTTGCTGTTTATAACCAGCCAAACGGTGCTGGAAATGGTGTAGGCGCAACCCTGACTAATTCTGGGTCAAACGTAGCCCTTGTGGTTGATGGTGTAACGCTATCCAATACAGCTCGTGTTCTTGTATACCAACAGTCCAATGCAGTACATAACGGTGTTTATACAGTTACTAATCCAGGAAATGTGTCAGCACAATGGGTTTTAACTCGTGCAACTGATGCCGATACTTTTGGTCTTGCAAACCCCAATACACTGGGACAGGGTGATGCGTTCTTTGTTCAATCGGGTAACACGGGTGCGGGTGAGACATACATCTGTAACACCGTAGGTACGATTACTTTTGGCACAACCAATATTACGTTTGCGCAGATTAGTTCTGCTCAGGTTTATGCAGCTGGTACGGGGCTTAACCTTTCTAACTTAACATTTAGTATTGCTAATACAGCTGTTACGGCGGCTCAATATGGTAACGATGGGGCTGTTGGACAATTTACAGTTAATGCTCAAGGTCAGATTACCAACGCTGCTAACGTATCAATTAACGCTTCTAGCATTACTGTAGGTACGCTAGACAACGCCAGAACTACCGCTAATTCTTCTAACGGCGCTAATACCATCGTATTGCGGGATGCTAACGGCTCGTTTAATGCCAACGTAGTTACTGCTACTACAGTCAATGCAACGACTGGTAACTTCACCAACATTACTGCCAATGCCGCAGGTTTAACAGACATCAATGCTTCAAACATTACTAGCGGCACGATCTCAAATGCCCGTACAACTGGCGATACAGCTAACAGCGCAAACACAATAGTCCTTCGGGATGCCTCTGGCAACTTTGGCTCTAACGTCATTAGCGCCTCTTTGTTTAGCGGTGACGGGTCTGGGATTAATGCAATTAACGCAAGCAACATCTCATCTGGAACCATAGCTAACGCTCGTACTACAGCGGCTTCTGCTAATGGAGCTTCTACGATTGTTCTACGAGATTCAAGCGGTAGCTTTGAGGCTAACCTAGTTAACGCAGTATCCCTTAGTGGTAACGCTGCAACAGTGACAGGTATTAACGCCTCCAACATTGCTTCAGGGACTATTGATAATGCCAGGACTACTGCTTCTTCTGCCAATGGTGCTTCCACTATTGTGCTTCGTGATACTAACGGGTCTTTTTCCGCTAACGTAGGAACATTTACTTCTATATCAGGTAACGGCGTTGCACTGACCGCAATTAATGCTTCTAACATCTCAAGCGGCACTATTGCAAATGCTAGAACTACAGGCAACACTGCTAACAGTGCAAATACTTTGGTTCTCAGGGACGCTAGTGGTAACTTTGCGTCTAACGAAATTAGTGGTGAAGAAGTTATTGCAACCAACGGTGTGTTTATCAACAACCAGACGATGGGCAGTAGCTACTCCATGCCATTAGGTTATAGCGGAATGTCCACTGGACCATTCACCATCGGTAGTGGTGTGACTTTTACAATTCCGTCTGGCTCACGCCACGTAGTTTTATAAGGAAAGAACATGGCAAATTTAGTTATCAGTGGGGATACCAGCGGCAGCGTTACTCTTGCAGCACCAGCCGTATCTGGTACTACTACGCTTACTCTGCCAACCACAACAGGAACTTTAATTGTAAATAGCGGAGCGCAGACTATTGAGTTTGCAGCTGGCACAGTATCCTTACCCTCTATCACAACCACAAGCGATACCAACACAGGTATTTTCTTCCCCGCAGCCGACACTATTGCCTTTACAGAAGGTGGTGTTGAGAGTATGCGTATTGATGCGTCAGGAAATGTTGGAATTGGTGTTACTCCTGGTTCTTGGTCTGCTTACAAAGCACTTGAAGTTGGATTAAATACTTCATTAGCAGGTAATACTAGTGGTTCAGCTGCACTTCTTAGTTCAAATGCCTTGTTTGACGGAAGTAGTTATAAATACATTACTACAGACGCAGCTTCACAATACCAACAAAACACAGGTGAGCATATTTGGCGCACAGCCGCATCAGGTTCAGCAGGGGCTACCCTTACATTCTCCGAACGGATGCGTATTAACTCTAGTGGTAATTTGTTGGTAAATACTACAACAGTTAGAAATTCTGGAATAATTTCTATTGATTTTGCTGGAAATTCAGCTGGAGGTCTTGGTATAAATGACACAGACTCGGTTAATGGTGGTGTATATGCTAGCTTTCTAAGTGGTGGAACATTTAGAGGCTCAATAACTAATAACAATAATACTGCCGTAGCTTATAACACCACTTCTGACTACCGCTTAAAAGAAAACATTGCACCAATGACAGGTGCTTTAACTAAAGTTGCACAATTAAAACCTGTTACTTATGTATGGAAATCTAATGGTTTTGCTGGTCAAGGCTTTATTGCTCACGAACTACAAACTGTAGTGCCTGAGGCTGTAACTGGCGAAAAAGATGCTGTAGATAATAAAGGGAATCCTAAATACCAAGGTGTTGATACATCATTCTTAGTTGCCACACTAACCGCCGCAATTCAAGAACAACAGCAAATTATCAACGACCTCAAAGCCCGCATAGAAACTTTGGAGAATACATAATGTCATCAGTTATATCGGCATCCACAACTAGTACGACAGCCCTAACGCTGTCTGGTGATACCAGCGGTCAATTAGAGATCAAAACAGGTGCATCGCCGACTACAGCGGTGACGATTGATACAAATCAGAATGTAGGTATTGGTACAAATACACCTGCAAATTATGCTGGATATAAAACACTAACAATTAATGGAACTTCAACTGGTGGTGAAATTGATTTACAAGCCGCAGGAACGCAAGTAGCTTTTTTTGCTGCAAGTAGTGGTTCTACTGGTTTTGGTTCTACTGTTTCTACACCTTTAATTTTTTATACCAATAACTCAGAACGGATGCGTATAGACTCTAGTGGTAATGTA